AAGGCCGTGGCCGGGGCCGTGCGGCACGAAGCTGATCGGCGCATGACAAAGCGCCCCACACAGCCCAGCGCATGAACCGTGCCACCCAAGCCGCACCGGCCATCACGCCGGCAAACCCGCGGATTGCCGGCGATCCGCGCCCGGTTCGGCGTCTGCGCACTGTGCCCAGACAGTAGGTTCTGCAACCTGGGATCAACGGGGATAAGACGGGATATCGGGGGATATCCGCGGGGTTCGGAGTGACGGGCGTGCGGATGGCCAATTCTGCAAATTGGGCGATTACAGGCAATTTGGACAGATGATTTCGCAAATCGGGCATCTGGGGGCAGCCTCAAATTTCGGCATCTGAATATCGTCTTAAACGCCCGGTCAGGGCTTCTTAAGACAACCTGGTGGCGGCACAAATGGTGGTGGAGCTGGGCCGTTCAGCGGGGCCACGCTGCTATCGAGGCACGCGGGGTTGATCTTCTGTGCGGGTTCGGCCCACGGCGCCTTTGGGCTATCCTCATCGATCAGCTTGATGCGCTGGACGATATCCCTGGCGGCTTTCACGTCGGCTTCGAATTGGCTCACGCTGAAACCGGTGCACCTTCTATCGGCAGTCGATATACTCCCGATATTAAGGTCAGATGACGCAGAAAACACAACAGCGAGCGCCCATTTGCATGCAGATTGACGATCTGGGCGAATGCCGAACGTCTCAATATTGTCCGAACTACCATAGAAAAAATAAGAAAGATTGACCCAACTCGATAAACGACCGGCCATTGCATCCGCGTAGTTCTCTGAAAACTCCTTCTGCCCCATCCGGCACAGCTCCTCGCCATCTCCGGAATACCCGCTACATGACTGCAGGAACGCCTGAGGCTCCTTCAAACTCGTCGGAGAACGGGTCTGTGCCGCGGCGGGGAGCGAGAGGGCCAGCAGTGCGGCGGCTGCGAGGCGGAACATCATTATTTCTCCCGTTCGAACTGAAACTCATATTTCGTCACCGTCTCAACCGAGACTTTGATAGTATTTGACGGCATCTTAGGGAGTTTTAACGCCTTCATCGGCGTCTGTCTGGCGTTCACTTCATTAACAATCGCCGCGATAACGTCTCGCTCCATCACGTCCTCTTACATTTTCCAGAATTTTAACGTGAATAACTTCCCGTCTCTGAAATAATATAAGTCAGACTTAGGGTGCGGTCGAGCCTCATTTGCCCGTTCCGACTCGATCAAATCGCGATCACGGTTTGTTGATCTGATCGTAAATGAGCAGGGTCACCTGCATCAGCTCGCGAGGCGTGGGATCGCCGTCGCCCTCGGCAAATTTGACCTTCGCCTCCACATACGCCTCGGCTAGCTGGTCCACCTTGATCGTGGCGAACGCTTTAAACGGCCTGGAAACTGCGGGTTTCGTCTCTGCCAGTGCCACACTGGCAACTGATGCGTGCTGAAGGTCTGCCTTGGGGCGATGCCCAGCGACCAGCCACGCGATGTTGACGCTGCAGGCCGTGGCCAGCGCAGCCAGGTTGGAGACCTTCATATCGCCGCCACGCAGATAGCCCTGCAGCGTCGAGATTGGAATGCCGGACGACTTGGCTACGGCGAGCGGGCCGCCGGCTGCGTTGACCGCCTCCCTTAACCGTTCCGACCGCCGCACCAGTTCCAACTTCTCATCCGGAACTTGGAAATTGGAGCGGTCTGATAACTCAAACTCGGAAGCCTCGGTTTTCGTAGTCATTTCAGCGGTTTACCTCCGATTTTGAATTTAAAAGCGCAAATTTAACTTTGAACTCGGTTTTCCGCTTGTCGATAGCTTTGAAACTCGTATCATCCCCTCACAAATCGACGTATGAAGCTTCCGAAGCTTAGCTTTCGGAAGCCATCAGGTGAAGGGCACTCATTTTGGCGCGCATTCCAACCGGATGGCACCCGGAAAACATCAAGGCGGGCCTTCGGATGGCACGTGGTCCGATCACCACGTTGTCGGAAGAGTGGGGCTTCAACCGCAACGCCATCACGCTGACGCTGCGCCGGCACGACTACTCGCAGAAGGTCGAACGGCTGATCGCCACGACCTTGGACGTGCCCCTCCACGAGATCTGGCCCGCCCGCTGGTCGAAGGATGGAACGCCTCTGCCGCGATCCAGTGGCTTCGACCCTATCCCCACGCCGCGGGTCCGAAACAGTCAAAACGCGAAGGCTGCTTGAACATGGATGTTATTGCAATTCCGGTGATCGATGTTGACCCCGGTAAACGGCTGCGGCCGATCGATGAGGATCATGCGCAGGCCATCGGCGCTGTCATGGCGCAGAACGGCCAGCAGATGCCGATTGAGGTTCAGCCGCAGCGGGCGGATGGCAAGTGGCCGTTGATTAGCGGCGGCCATCGGTTGCGCGGCGCCGAGCTGTGGGAGCTGCCCACCATTGAGGCGGTGGTCCGCGATGTGGACGATATGGAAGCACTGCTTCTGCAGATCGATGAAAATCTGTTCCGGCACGATCTGAATGCCTTGGATCGGTCGGTGTTTCTGGCGCGGCGCAAGGCCCTCTATCTCGAACTTCACCCCGAGGCAAAGGCAGGCGGAGCGCGGCAGAAAGGTCAAAAACCCAAATTTGGGTTTTTGTTCCCGAGCTTCGCCGACGCCACCGCCGAGAAGCTCGGATTTTCAAAAACGAGCATCAACCGGGCGATTGATCGGGCCAACGGTCTCAGTGATGAGGTGAAGGCGCTGATAGGGACCAGTTGGATCGCCCAGCGCGGCGCCTATCTGGACGCGATCAAGGTTTTGACCTCCGCGGAGCAGCGGGACGTTGTGCGCCTGCTGCTGGAACGCGCCGAAGCGGGCGACACGTTGACGGTGGCCTCGGCCATTCGCACGGTCAAGAACATCCAGCCCGCCCGCAAGGATATCACCGAGGCTGATTTCCAGAAGCTGATGCGGGTGTGGAAGCGCTGTTCGCTCGAAGTCCAGGGGAAATTCCTGCGGGAAATCGGCGCCAAGATCACGGGAGGCCGCTCATGAGCGCCGTTCGCGCCCTGGGCAACGCTTCCTGGCTGTTCCTGCGGCCGCGCGGTGACGTTTCTGATCAACTTAGGGAGATCGCCGATCGCATCGGTGACGACCAGGATGATGATGCGGCCTTTTTGCTCATGCTCGCGCAGATCCTGGACGAGCACGAGGCCGCACCGCCGCCGGTGGCGCAAGGCTGGCGCTTTCGGGCGCGGATGCGCCGCACCTCCTGGATCGAGCGGTTGGGCATGCGGATCGCCGCGGCGATGCGCGGTGTGGCATGAGCGCGTTCTCTCCCGAGGCATTTGATTTCATCGTCGCCGATTATGCGCGGTCGGATCGGCCATCATTGGTTTCGTGCTATCGGCGCCTCGTGCGGACGGCCAGGGATTGCGGCTGGAGTGTCCCGAGTTATGCGACCGTTGCACGCAAGCTGAATGCTTATGATGCGGTGTGCCATAGGGTCACGGTGGGCCGTTTTGCGCCACCGACACTGACGCGGCGGCTGGCGGCGCGCGGGATCGCTGCGCTGCTGGAGATGCAGGCGTTGGGCGAAGTGCCGGTGTCGTTCGGGACGGCCGGCGCATGACCGACCTGGACCGGCTCCGCGCATTGTATCCGCTGCCGTGGCGCACCGACCTCGCCGTGGAGCCGGGCGTCATCTTCGCGGCCGATGGCACCATGGTGTTGTCGGTCGACACCTGGAGTGATCGCCCAGACTTTGATGTCCACGTGGTCGCAAAAATCATTGTTCAGGCGGTCAATCTGGTCGGGCGGATGCCGAGCGTGTTCGAGGTTTCCCAGATCCTGCAACCGACGGACCCGGTCTGATGTCAGCACGCGCCCCGATCACCCGCCAGCCGGATCTGCTCGACTGGAAGGCCCCCGCGCATAGCTCATCGTTCGATGAGCGTGTGGTTCGTGCCAGCACCATCGGTGGCCGGATGTGCCGGGCGATGGCGGTGGCGCTCAAAGATGCGGCCGAGAAGGGCAAAAGCCGCGAGATGATCGCCAAGGCGATGGGCGATTATCTGGGCGAGCCGATGTCCAAGAACATGCTCGACGCCTACGTGAGTGAGGCGCGCGTCGATCACGTCATCAGCGTGACGCGGTTCTTTGCGCTGCTGCACGCAACGCAGGATCGCCGGCTGCTGGAAGTGCTTGCGGAGGCATTCGGCTGGGCGGTGATCGAGCGGCGCCATCTGCCACTGATCCAGGTGGCGGCCCTGCGCGACAAGCAAGACGAACTGCGGCGGGAGAGCGATGCGCTCATGCGCATTGCACGCCGGGAGGGTGCTCTCTGATGGCCGCCTCACAGCTTGCTCAAGAGTGGTTTTCGGCCGCTGAACTTGCGGCCATGGCGCCGCCAGGGCTGCCGACATCGGCGCGCGGTGTGGCGTTGAAATCCGAGCGAGAAGGCTGGTGCGAGCCGGCCCAAAAAGGCGTCTGGTGGCGGGAGCGTGCGGGCCGCGGCGGTGGCGTCGAATACCATCTGTCAGTGCTGCCGCTGGCGACGCAGGCGAAGCTGTCCATCGATCTGGCGATTGCGCCGGAAGCCAAGGCGCCTGCCTCAGCCCCGGACGAGACCGATCGGCACGCCATGTGGGCGTGGTTCGAGCGGCAGACGGACATCAAGAAAATCAAGGCGCGTGATCGGCTGCTGGCACTGCAAGCGATGCGGGAACTGACCAATGCCGGCGTGCCAAAGGTGCTGGCCATGCAGCAGGTGTGCGCGCTGCGCGATATCGCGCTGAGCAGCCTTTATGCCTGGGAGCGACTGGTGCACCGCGTGCCGCGGTCGGATTGGTTGGCCTATCTGGCGCCGCGCCATGCCGGGCAGTCCGGTGCGCGGGCGGAAATCTCCGAGGAGGCCTGGGGATTTCTCCGTGCCGACTATCTGCGGCCCGAGCAGCCCACTCTATCGGCCTGCTATCGCCGCCTGGGTGAGGCCGCCGCTGAACAAGGCTGGGCCATCCCAAGCGAGAAGACGGTGGGCCGCAAGCTGGACGCCATTCCGACGCCAGTGATGGTGCTGGCGCGCAAGGGGCCTGATGCCCTGAAGGCCATGTTCCCGGCGCAAGAGCGCGACCGTGGCGTGTTCCATGCGCTGGAGGCGGTGAACGCCGATGGGCACAAATGGGACGTGTTCGTGAAATGGCCAGACGGCACGATCGGCCGGCCGCTGATGGTGGCATTCCAGGATCTGTATTCCGGGAAGATGCTGTCCTGGCGGGTGGATCGCAGCGAGAACAAAGAGGCCGTTCGGTTGGCCTTCGGCGATCTGATCGATGAGTACGGCATCCCCGATATGTGCTGGCTCGACAACGGCCGCAGCTTCGCCAGCAAGTGGCTGACCGGCGGCATCCCGAACCGGTTCCGCTTCAAGGTCAAAGACGAAGATCCGATCGGCATCATGACGCAACTCGGCGTGCAGGTGCACTGGACCACGCCATACGCTGGCCAAAGCAAGCCCATCGAAAGGGCGTTCAGAGACTTCGCCGGCGACATCGCCAAGCACCCGAAATTCGCGGGCGCCTATGTCGGCAACAGCCCGATGGCCAAGCCGTCGAACTACGGCAACGCGGCGATCCCGCTGGACGTGTTCCTGGACGTGGTCGGCCAGGAGATCGTCAAGCACAACGCCAGAGCTGGCAGGCAGGCAACCGTGTGCGCGGGCCGCAGCTTCGATACGACCTTCGCCGAGAGCTACGCGCGCAGCCCGATCCGCAAGGCGAGCCCTGAGCAGCGCCGGATCTGGCTGCTGGCAGCCGAGGCGGTCAGCACCGATCGCCTGGACGGCAGCGTGCGTCTGGCTGGCAACCGGTTCTGGGCGGAATTTCTGCAGGAGCTGCGCGGCCAAAAGGTGGTGGTGCGGTGCGACCCGCAGAACTTCCATGACGATCTGCACGTCTATCACCTCGATGGCCGTTACCTCGGCGCAGCGCCCTGCGTAGAGGCCGTGGGCTTCAACGATGCGGAAGCTGCCCGCGCCCACAGCCGGGCGCGCAATGCCTGGCGGCGTGGTGTGCGCGAACAGTTGGATGCCGAGCGGAAGATGTCGCTGGCCCAATACGCAGCACTGCTGCCGGCAGCCGAAACGCCGCAGCCCGCACCGGAAACCAAGGTGGTGCGGCCCTACTTCGGCAACACGGCGCGCCAGTTGGCGCCGCAACAGGATCTCGAAGAGCAGAGCCCGGCGGAGGAGGCGCTGGTCGCCGCCATGCGCCGGCCTCGACAGCTTCGGGTGGTCGAGAACGACGACTGATCGTCGGGACGTGCCTGCAACGCAAATAGGAGTGGTTTAGATGGGTGAGACGATAGACCGGACGCTGGCAAACGAGAATGCCGACCAGGAACAGATCCGGCTGGCGATCCGTGAGGTGTCCGTAGAGGACCGAGTTTCGTTCAATGAGATCGCGCGCCGCACGGGTGTGCCGGGCAGCACGTTCTCGGCCTGGTTGAACGGCAGCTACAAGGGAAATACCGACCACATCGCCAAGGCCGCGCGCATCTTCATCAAGAGCCGGGCGGCCCAGGCCCAGGTGAAGCTGGTGGCGCCGAAGCGCACCGATTTCGTCATGACGCCATCGGCTGAGGCGTTCCACTCGATCTTGTCCCAGGCGCAATACGAGCCGGACATGATCACGCTGGTGGGTGAGCCGGGCGTCGGCAAATCCGAAGCCTGCCGCGAGTATCAGCGCCGCAACAGTAACGTGTGGATGCTGACCGGCGAGCCGGACATGAAGTCTCCCTACGTTATGCTCGAATATCTGTGCGATCTGCTGGACGTGCGCGAGAGCAGCTCGGTCCGCCGGTCGCGGGCGATCTCACGATTTTTGCGTGGCCGCAACGGGCTGATCATCATCGACGAGGCCCAGCTGATGAGCCTCACGGCGCTGGATCAGCTTCGCGTCTATCACGACAATCCCGACGTGCGGGTTGGCATCGCGCTGGTCGGCCATCCCGACCTGAAGGCGCGCATGAGCGGCGGTGGCCCGCGGGCACAGTTCGCCCAGCTCGACAGCCGTTTCGGCATGCACATGAGCCGCAAGAAGCCGCTGGCCGGCGACGTGGCTGCCCTGCTGGATGCCGAAGGGATCGAGGGCTTTGAGGAGCGGCGGCTACTGCGCGCGGTGGCCAATCGTCCCGGCGCGCTGCGCAAGATGCATCGCACCCTGCGCGCGGCGCGGATGCTGGCGCGTGGCCAGGACAGCGCCGAGGTAACCGCCGAGCACATCACCCTCGCCGATGCCCAGCTCAGCAACACCTCGATCGCAGGTGGCGCGTGATGGCCGAACTCGTCAGGCAGATCCGCGCTGCGGCGCGCGCCAGCCGCTGCCCCATCGCGGACACGTTGGCCGATGTGGAGTTGGACTTGCTGATTTGCACGCTGCTTGAGGCGCAGATCGCTATCGGCTGGAAGATGCTGCCGCCGGGCATGTCGTTCCAGGTGGTCATGGTCTCCGACGTAGCCGGGAACGGGTAGCCATGGTGCACGCCTGGGCACGCGTTATCACCTGCACCGAATGCCTCGACACCGGCTGCGTCGAGATCGCCGGCCAGCAGGATGCGTGCCCGGCGTGCACCCGCCATGCCGAACGGCTGTGGCGCGCGCGCCAGACGGCCGTTCCCACACCTGAAACCGAAACCACGGCCGCCTTGTCTGGGATTGGGGCGCCCACACTCGCCGAACTCCAGGCCGATCTCTCTGTGATCGCCGCTCGCATCAAAGCCATCACTGCAACGCCCGATATCACTGCCACCACCCCACAGACCACCCGCCGGGCTTTCGATCCGGCGAAATTCCAGAGGCGCACGTGATGGCGCGCCACTGGTCCGAGCAGCTCATCTGCCGCTGCGGAATGTCATTCCGCAGCATCAGCGCTGAAGCACAGCACCGGCATAATTTTCCGCTGCTGTGCCGCAAGCCCCGTTCCCCGAAGAAATCTAAGAAGGAGACCAAGTGATGGCGAAGGCTGCCAAGAAACTGAAGTCCGATGCCACGGAAGGCGTATTGCAGTCGCGCGATGCTGTGGTGAATGCGATCGCCAAGATCGGCGAACACCAGCGCAAGCAGACGAAGATCGAAGCGTCGATGAACGACGAATTAGCCGGGATCAAGGGGCAGTTCGAAGGCCTCGCGGCACCGCACGCAAAAGCGATCAAGGTGCTTTCGAAGGGCGTGCAGGCATGGTGCGAGGCGAACAGGGATGATTTGACGGACGGCGGCAAGGTCAAGACCGCCGCTCTGGAAACCGGCAAGGTGCTGTGGCGCCTGCCGCCTGAGAAGGTGGTGATAAAGGGCGAAGAAGCGGTGCTTGAGGTGCTCGCCACGCGCGGCCTGACGCAGTTTTTGCGGACCAAGGTTGAGCCGAACAAAGAGGCGATGCTGAACGAGAAAGACCTGGCCAAGGGCGTGCCCGGCATCTCGTTCCAGCAGGTTGAGCAGTTCGTGATCGAGCCGTTCGACGTCGCGCTCTCCGAGGTGGCGGCATGATCCCGCGCACACCTGGCCCCTGGCGCGTGATGAAACAGGGTGCGCTTCCATATCGTGAGATCTCTGATGCTGATGGCCTACGCCAGATAGCGGAGGTCCATGGGAACGCGCGTGACGCGAATGCGCGGCTGATTGCTGCTGCCCCCGATCTGCTGAAGGCCTTAGCGGGCATGTTGGTGGAGTGGGAGAAATTCACGCGCTACGGCAGCCCGATCGCCCGAGATGCGAACGAAAACGTGCGCTTGGCCAAGGCCGCCATCGAGCGCGCCACGGCGGTTTCGCCATGACCCGCGCCCGTCGCCGGCAGCTGCTTCGCCGCGTCCGCACCTTGGGCATCCAGGGCGCCGCCGTGGGCCTGTGCGTCGTCTGGGTGTGGGGCTCGTTCCGCGTGGCGCGGATGGCGTTCGACATGGTCGGGCCGCCGCACCGCATCGCAAGCGCGGAGAATGGCCGATGATGGAGCCCTGGAGTGCAGGCGCACGCCGGCCGGGCCTCAGCGCGGAGACAGACGCCTGGCTGCGGGAGCTGCTGATCGACTGCGACAAGAGCCCGCGCCTCACGTCGTGGGAGCGGGTGTTCGTCGGCGATATCGGGCTGCGCCATGCGCAGTTCGACGTCGGTCTGATGATCTCCGACCCGCAGATGACGATCCTGAAAAAGATCGAGGAGAAGATCCATGCCTGCGGTTAAATCACAGCGCGCCAGAGAGCCGCGCACGCCGGCCGATATCGTCCGCGGCCGGAAGTTGGCTCAGATCCACATCGCGCGAAAAGACATGGCGATGGACGAGAGCACCTATCGTGCGGTGCTGGTGCGGGTGACCGGAAAGCGCAGCCTTACCGAACTTGATGCCGCCGGCCTGGGCCGCGTGGTGGATGAAATGCAACGGCTGGGCTGGAAGCCGACCGGCAAGCGGCCGATGGCCCGCCACGCGCACGTGCGCAAGGTCTATGCGATGTGGACCTCCATGGCGACGCTGGTGAACGACCCCAGCCACCAGGCGCTGGCGGCGTTCGTGCTGCGCCAGGTGGGCGTGGCCTCGCCGGAATGGATCGATGGCCAGCAGGCCTTCAAAGTCATCGAGGGGCTGAAGGCATGGAAGCAGCGCCTGGTGCTCGCCAATAAGGTTGCTGGCGTATGAGCACTGAAACCACGATCGCCAAGATTAATCAGGAGCAGCTTGGTGAATGGTTTTTCTTGGCGTGGTGTAGCCCTTACACCGGCCGTTGGATGGGGCTCGCAAAACGTGAAGCCTTTACCGTTGGGGTTCCATTCCGTGAGCCGGGCGACGTCTGGTTCAAATACGGGTCATCTCGGGAAGATGCTCTGCACAACATCAAAATGAGTGTGCTTTCGTGAAGGAAGCCATCAGGCTCTCGACCAAAGATGCTGCTGTCCTGATGCAGTTGCCGAAGCGCGAGTTCGTGCTTCGAAGCCCCACGGGGCTATCCGATCGTTACGTCGCCGATCTCGCGCACGTCACCAGCTTGCGCATGCGCGGGCTGATCACGATCAAGCTGGATTGGGATCGCAGCACCGCCGCGAATATCGCGCGCGATCTGGCTGTCACCCCAGCCGGTGCCGTGGCTCTCACCGAATATCGCCAGCGAGGCCCCGGCAGATGACCGCCCCCCATGGCTGCGAATACGCACAGACCGCCGCTTTCACCCGTTTCGGGGTGATGCTGGAAGCCTGTGATTTTGCCGCCATGGTTTCCGATATCATCGCGACGCTGGCCGGAGATGCGCCCGTTGCCATGATGTTGAGCCGGCAGGAGCTGGGGCGCGAAGTTTGGGTTGTGCGCATTCCGGACGGTCCGGCTGTGCGCGTCGTCTACGAGCCGATCGCCGCGATGATCGTGACGGTGCTGCCGATGGGCTGGCGCAACCATGTCTCCGCGAGGATCGCATGAAGCGGCCGCACGCCATCAACCCACCGCGCATGCCGGCGGAACTGGAACACCTCACCGCGGTGCTCGGCGATGACCTGGTCTTGCTGCTGGTGGAGGAATACGGCGGATCACGCCTGTTCGTGCCGCGGCTGATCACCGATGAAACCGTGCTGGCACTCAAGATTGGCCGGCCCGCAGCCGAGGCGATGGCGGCGGTATTTCCGGCGGCTCTGCTGCAGATCCCAGCATGCAAGCCGTGGCGGGTTCGGCTCTATGCGTCGCGCGGCTGGACGGTGGCGAAGATTGCGCTGATGCTTCGCTGGGACGAGACGACGGTGTATCGTCATTTGCGCAACCACCAGCCGATTTCCCGCCATCATCAGATGGATTTGTTCTGATCCCATGCTGGTAGGCGCCAGCATGCCAAGGCTCCGCGCGCGCACGTAAATGTTGCTCCGACAGCCTGGCAGGACATCCCCGCCGGGACATTGGCGGAGCGGCCCGTGCCCAACACCAACACCATCATCGACTTCTACTGGAAGTTCATCGTCGGCCAGGAGGGTAAAGCCCTCGATCTGACCCGGACCGATGGTGGCAACTGGACGGGCGGTGCGGTCGGTCTGGGGATGTTGCGGGGCAGCAAGTTCGGCATCAGCGCCGCACGATATCCCCAGGTGGATATCGCAGCGCTGACCGAGAGCGATGCCGAAGCGCTGTTCGTCCGCGACTATTTCATCGAGTTCGGCTGTGACCAACTGCCGCAGGGGTTTGGCCTGC